TCCGTGAATGTCGTGCCAGCGGCGGGTAACGATGGCGCAAGTGATTAATCCGTCCGTGCGGTTGCCGTCCGAAACGCGCAGCACTTTGGGCGAAAAGATGTCGCCGCCTAACGCATCAACAATGAGGCGATCCCAGCCGAGCGGCGGCTCAAAGTCATCGGCTATCTGGATGAGCACATCACCGGAAGCGGCATCGGCGGCGGTGTTCCATGCGCCGACCGAGTAACCCCTGTCGGAGATTACGGCCCGGAACCGCGTCAGCTTTTCGTCCGTCTCTTTATCGTCCTCGTCTATGGCGAAGATATGCTCAACGGCCATCGGGTTTGTGGCGCGGGAAACCCACAGATTCATTGCCTGTATTGCTTGCGACCAGCGGCCACGGGTGGCGTGCAACAAAGAAATGCGGGGCTTGCCGCCGTCTTCCAGCATCTTTTCTTCGATCTCCGCAGCCTTGGCCTCGTCGCCATTGGCGCGATGCGCCCACGCAAGAGTAGCAAAACCCTTCCATCCGTAGATTTCCGGGCGGTGCGTCCATTCGTAGATTTTCGGTTCCTTGATTGTTAGGCAATGCTCGGCAGTCTTGACCGCTTCGGCGGTTTGCCCCGCGTCCATCTGCAAGAGGGCCAGCAAGTGATGCGCCTCGCGCCGGGAGTCGCAGAGCTTGATAGCGCGTTGCAGCAAGTCCTGTCCGTGTTCGTTTTTCTCGGCCAGCATCGCAAGATTGAGCAGGACTTCGTAGCGATAAACTCCATCGAGGTTTTCAAGGCGCAGGGCTTGCAGACCGTATTTGACCGCCTCTTCGCGCTTGCCGAGCAGGAAGAACTCGTAGTGCAGATAGAAAGCGATGTGCTGCGTCTCTTGATAGCGCCAGAGCAGGATGTTGAGGTTGCGTTCCTGTGATCCGGTCTTGGCGTCGAGCGGCTGGTGAACAATGCGGATGTCCTTGCGGACGCGCACTTGCAGGGTGTCCTTGTCTTTGTCCTCCGTGACCGGGATGCACTTTTCGTGAACCCCGTTGAACCATGCCGCCGTGCCGCGACGGAACAGGCGCTCGCGCAGGACGGACTTGCAGTGCTGCGGCAACTCATACTCGGCCAAAATCCAATCCTCTTTGGTATCGGTGCAGGCTTGCTTGATTGTCTCACCCATCCCTTCGGGCAGGGTATCGTCGCAATCCATCCACATGAACCACTCGGCGGGTGTTACTGCGGCCAACCGGAAGGCTTCATTACGGGCGGCAGCAAAATCGTCCACAAAAGGCCACGATGCGGTCGCGGGGCTGTTGTGATATTCCCCGACAATGCAACCGCGCTCACGGGCAATCTGAAGCGATTTGTCGGGCTTCTGGCCCCCGATGGCACGCACGACAATAACGGTGTCGCTGACGGTGAAGGCGCTATCCAGCGCCCGCCCCATGATCCCCTCTTCGTTGCCGCATATGAGGCATACGGCGACCTTCGACTGAATTTGCATCTGCCCCGTGGCAGACTGTCAATCAAACGAAAAACCCCGCCCTTTCGGGCGGGGTCTTAGTGAACACACAGAACAGTCGTTTAGGCGTAGCTGGTGTCGATGCCGATGGCGCAGGAAGTGTCGATCAGCTTCTCAGCCGTGTTGTGGCGAGCGCGGATGACGTTGCTGCGGCGGGCTTCGTCGCGGTAAGTTTCCGTGACCAGCGGGGTCGGGCTGTCTTCGCTCCAGAGGAGGGTGCGGCCCAAACCGCCAGCGGTGAACTCACCAGCGCCGAGCTTGGCGACGACAACCTTGGAGTTGCCCCAGATGAAGGAACCGGAATAGCTCTGACCTTTCTTCGCGCCGTTACGAGCGCCACGACCGATGAGGACGCGAGACACGTTGAGGGCGGCGGCAACTTCCTCGGCGGAAGCAGGACGAACCTGCGCCACGTTTTTGACGGGGCCGAAAAGGTTGTTGAGAAGTTTGGTGCTGCGGCGGATGCGGTTGAACACCGGGAGAGAAAGGATCACCGTGTCGGCAACCACGTTCTTCTTGGCGAGTTCCGTCATCGCATCGTCAACGTCCTTGGCGATATCGAGGGTGTCGATGCTGCCAGCGGTGTAAGCGGCATTCGCGCTGATGGCGCTGATGCTGGAACCGAAAACGAGGTCGGCAACGCGCTGCTCATGCGAGATGAGCAAGCTGTTGTTGAGGAACGCGGCGCTGGACACTTCAACGTCGAAGTAACGTCCAAGGTCAGCGGCAGTCTCGTCGGGCAGAAGCTCTTCGAGTTCGTAGCTGGTCGTGGCGTAGGTGTCGCTGGTGAAGCGGCGGGTGACGCGCGAGCGAGCCGCACCGGGATCAGTCTTGAGCGCGTCGACGTTGTAGGCTTCGCCGCCGCCGAGTTCGATTTTCAGATACTCACCGGAGCGAGCAGCAACCGAATAGACCGGAAGCACTTCAAGGCCGATGAACGGGAGGGAGGCGGAATTAGACTGCGCCTCAAAAACCGCTTGCGAGATTTCCGCGCGGGGCAGAGCGTTGGAGTTTGTGTAAGCCATAGTGGTAGGTCGTTAGTTGTTAGAAGCTCTTGACGGGAACCGCGACCTCGATGATGTCGTTGGTCGTGCCAGCATTGATGGCAAAGCCGACAGTCACGCCGCCAGCCGAGGCCACGGTGCCAGCGGCAACCGCGTGAACCACCGCGCCAGCAGCAACGCCAGCACCGGAAACGGTGGCGAGGTAGGTCGGGTTGAAAAGTTTGACGCCCACCACTTGAGCCGCCGAAGCGTCATCTTGGGTGAACCCGATAGCCGCACCGTTGGTGGCGGCGACAACTTCGTTTTCGGTCGTGTGAAGACGAACGAGGCGGAAGGCGCTGATCGCCGCGTTGGCGACGAAAGAGCGGTTTGTTGAATCAACTTGGGATGCCATAGGAGTTAGTTAGTTAGAGAGTGCGGATGCCGCTGTTACGGGCAGCGAGGAAAAGTTCAGGGTAGCGGGCGATGACGGCCTTCGTAGCGGCGGAACCGGAAAGACCTTCGGCCTTCACGACTTCAAGGGCTTCGGAGAAGTTGGTCGGCTCTTTGACCTCTTCGGTCTTGGCCTCGACGGGAACCGCAACGGCCACGGGCTTTGCGCCGAAATTGGTGACGAGCGATTTGATCTCCGCGAGTTCGGCGGCGAGCTTGGCGCTCATGTCTTCCTTCTCTTCGTCTTCGGATTCGGGCATCTCGCCGTCTTCCATCTTCGGGGCTTCCTCGTCTTCCGGCTTGTATTCCAGCGCGGCAAACTTGGTGGTGGCCTCAGTCATGAAAGCCTCAAACGCGCTCAACTTGTCGTTGATCGGCGCGAGGGCAGCGGAGAGGGCTTCGGCAAATTGCTTTTCGTCCATAGCCTTTTTCTCGCTGTCAACCTTAACGCTAAACAGCCCCGTGGGATTCGCGGCGGGAGCATCAACCAAATCGGCGCTGTAAATCTCCGTGCAGCGGGCAAAGACAATATCGTTGTCGCTCTCTTCGTGTTCGCCCGTGAAGCTGATCGAAAGACCGAAGGTGTCGGGCATAAGCTCGGCCATCTCCAAGATGCGAGCGGTCGCATCGTGATTCTTGAGCAGGAACAAATCGGCGCGTAGCTGATCGCCGTCGATGCGGAAGTTCTTCAGTGTGCCAACGATTTCGTTGAATCCGGTGTAGTGATCCGTCTTCACCTTCAACCCACCCGCGTAAGTCTCGGCAGCGGCTTTTACTTCAACCAACGTCTGCGCGTCGATTTGCAGTCCGTGGCCTTTGGCTTCGCCAACCGTAATGACGCTAACGTCGGAGATGGTCGCAGCCTGCGCGTCGATCTGTCCTTGCAGAACAGCGAAGTCGGTCTTGGTCATTCCAAGTTCCGACTGTCAAAAGGTGGAGGCGGGGGGCTTTCACCCCCGTGCCAGATCCCGCAGGATCGGTCGAAGCAATCGCCCCCGTTAAAGTTTAGCCTTCATCGTCATCGACGGCATCCATCTGTGCCGCGCGGGCCGCAGCCCATGACGCGCCCGCATCGCCGCCCCACAAGGCCCATGCGATACGGCCAGCAGACGGATAACCGTCCTGCCCCGGCTTAAATCCTTCGCCCTGCTTATCGACTTCGTGACGGGCAAAATAGCTATTCATGCGGCGGATCGTGTCCGGTGAAAGATTGGCGCGGTTCATCAAGTCACGCGCGCGGGCTACTCCGACTTCCGTTCCGCCGCGTCCGTATTCCTCGCGCCACTCAAGGCCGCGCTTGGCCTCGACCGCGAGGGCGGCGGTTGGCTTGAAATTGATGTGCGCGTATTTGCGAGGGATCGCAAACTGCGATAGCTCCTGCTCCGGGGCGGAAGGCACGGGGGCCGTTACCGGGGCGCGGTTGGGATCGGTAGCGATAGACTCCTTGCCCCCGCTAATCTCGGCAGGACTAACGTCCATTTCTTCCGCGAGGTCGCGGATATACGCCGCCTCTTTAGCGCGCTGCCTCATACTGGCCTGCCAATCGTGTCCCGCCTCACCGTAGAGTTCCGCAGCGGTGGCCAGACCCATGCGCCAGAGTTCGATGTCGGCGCGCGCGTCACGGCCCGCGTCGATGCTAACCGATCCCGGCCATTGCCATTGACCGAGAGTGACTTCGGGGCGGTTAGGTAGGAGTCGCTTCGCGGCGGCATCCATCAAGGCGAGGCGCACGACCTTGTTCAAGAATTGCGCCTCTAACTGATAGCGCCAGAAATCAAACGTGCGCTCGGCTTGGCGAAGGTCTTTGCGCGCTTCCGGGCCTGCGCTGGTGCGGTCGAGGATAACGCGAGCGGAAGCACCAAGGGCGCGGCACATCCGGTTCTCCAAGTATTGCACGAAGTTGGCGAAGGCGGCGGCAGGGCGGTCGCCGCTCTTGAACATCTCCATGCTCTCGCCCGTGTTCAGATAGTTAATGCGCCCCGGCTCCAGTGCCGTCAGCTTGATCTCGTTGCCAAATTGGTCTTTCTCCCCGCGCAGCACGGAAGCAAGTTCCTCGTCCGCGCCATACTCGGTCTTGACCACGCCCGCCTGTGAGGAGGCCCACCGAGCGGCGAGCTTTTCGTATTCGATCAAGTCGGCCACGTCCTGCGCGTCATCAAGCATCGGCGCGAGAACCGAGCGGCCCCGGTATTCGTCGGGGCGGGTGAAGTTGGCGATGTGGCAAAAGTTCTCCGCGTCGATTTCCTCAAAGTTCAGATAGCGCCCGGAGCGGTCGCGCTCATAGACGCGGTATTTCAGCGGACGCCCGCGCGGGTCGATCTGCACCCCGCCGATATAGGCAGGGTCGTTAAGGTCGAGGTCAATGTCCCGCCCGATCCGGTCGGCGGTCACGGTCTGAAGTTTGAGGTCATCCCCGTCGCGGACAAGGATCACGCCGCAATCGCCATCGACCAGCACGGCGCGAAAGACGAGTTGCGTGAGGCAAAGGAGCGAATGGCGTCCGGTCAAGTCGCAGTTGGCGAACCACTGATTCAGATACGCCTCAACGTCTTGGTCGAGGGCCGTGTCGCCCGTGCGAGCTTGGTAAGAAAGCGTGCCTGCCGTGTGAATGACGAAGTGGGTCAAGATCGCCCTGACCGTGGAGAAGTTATCGTCCAAGTCGCGGGCGCGATTCATTAACCGGATGCGCTCGGTCGTTCCCCCGATCTGCTCGGCGGGCATATTCTGACGCGCCTGCGGGCGGGCGCGGGTAATCTTGGCCGCGTCGAAGCGCGAGAAGGCCGTTAGCTTCTGCCGCGCAACCTCCCGGCGCAGGGCCGCGCGGGGGCTAAACAGAGCGATGGCCTGATCAACAAGGTTCATTATGAGCGGACGCCCGCGAAGGATGCGTAGGTCGTGCGACGGCGGCTACCAGAGGCGCGGTCGATGGCGGCAGTGATGTCGCCAAGCGTGTTACGCATCTCGGTTAGATTGGCGCGGGACAGGCTGCGCCCGCCGATGGAATAGCTGACGCCATTGGTGGCAATCGCTTTGATGGCGGCGACATACTCGTCACGCAACTCAGTAAGAGTCGCAACGGGTAAGCCGTAAAAGTCGGAACGCGCCATGCATTTGCCAAACTGTCAAAGGCCAAGCACTCGCAGGATGACCCGACAAGTCGCCTCGACCGACCAGACGAACCCCAAGGCGGCGAAGCAAAACAGGAAGATCGGGATTGCCATGCTCCCGCGCGGTTGGTCGTTCACAATCCAAACTCCGTCTTCAGTTGCATTGCCAGTTTTGCCAAGCGGTCGAACTCGTAGAGAAAGTCGCGGGCCGCGTCACGTTGCCACTCGGACGGGTGATGGTATTGCGTCTTGAAGGAGAGCGTGAATGGCGGGCGATCTTTCTCCCCCTCCCCGCCATCGGCCTTCGGCTCCGGTTCGGGCAGGATGCCCGTGATTCGGTAAGCGTCATTCAGTCCCTTCGGGTTCTCGTTCAAAAGCGAATCCAGATTCGTTTTTGCGAGCTTCATCCATTTTTGCAGGGTGCGGATACCGCGCTCGCCAGCGTTAGCCTCAAGCCATTCTTGAAACTCGCCGTGCGGCACGACTTCCTTTGCTTTGAGGCAGACGGCCCCCGCGTTCCATGCGTGACGGATAGCGAGTTCGGCCCCGGCTTGGGCAAGGGCCGCGCAGCGATCAGCTTCGTCGGCGCAGCGTTTTAGCTCTGCGGCACAAGTGTCTGCATCAATGCAGAGCGCAAGGTCGAGAGACGGTTGTATGAGTTGGAGTTCGGTTGTTTGCATAATTTTTCTTTTCGTATTTGGTGAACCCGCAGGGCGCGGGTTCGATATGATTCGCGGGCGGTGTCAGACTTCATGTGCCGCGCGGTGGGGAGGTCGAGATCGTCCTTGATCGAAACGATGACCTTGGAGACGGCGGCACGGGTCACGCCGTATTTCTTGGCAATCTCGGTCTGGCTTTCCGGTTTGCGATTGATCACGGCCAGATAACATTCCGCCTTCATCGCGGTCTGCCGTGTCTGCGAGTTGGTCAACGCTTGCAGGAGTCGGATTGCCGCCTCATCCCCAAAGGTGCGCGAGGCTTGGCCCCCACCCTCTTGCTGCTCGTAGTCCTTCCAGAACTCCTTAAAGACTTCCAGCGACCACCAATCCAGCAGGGCGCGGAAAGACGCAAGCTGCGCGGGAGCGGCTACGCGACAGCGTGCGTCTAAAAATAAATCCTCCGCCGTATCGTGCGGCAGTTCCGGGCCGCAGGATGCTTCGTTGTAATCAGCGGGGTCAGCGTGTTTTGAGTCGTGGGTTATCACGACTCCGGGCGGCACGTAGGCTCATGGGTGCGGAGATTACCACAAAGCGGAAATCGGTCAAATGGCCCCCTTGCGCTGAAGCGCCTTGAGGCGGCGAACCTCCCCGGACTTCTTCCCCGCTTCGGAGTAATGCGCCTTGCTGCGGGCCTTGGCCTTGCCTGTGCCTGCCGCCCCGCCTTTGCGCCCAAGGGCGGCGGCGGCTTTGGATATGTCGGTGGATTTGCTCATACGGCGTAGGGGCTGGCGGTCACGATATACTCGTCCCGGTCGAACTCGACCACGATGATGTTCTGCGGCTCGGCCTCGTCAAGCACGGGCTTGGGGGCGGCGGGCTTGATGGGGAACGGGATGATCTTGTCGGGTTTCATGCCGCCTCCCCGTGTAAGTCGATAGGCAACTCAAGTTGCGGATCGGCGGCTTGGATGCGCGCCAGTTGCACGGTGTGCGCGTGGCGGATGATGATCTCGGTCAGCTTGAGGGCGGACGGGAGATCGTAGTCGTGCTGCTCGTTGAAGTGCGCGGCGGCGAGGGCGATCTCGTTGATGTTCATTTGCACCCTCCGGTAATGGCTACGAGTTCGTAGTTGCGGACGCGCCCCTTGAGCGCGGCTTCCGGTGTAGGCCACTCGCGGCGACTGCTCCCGACTTGCGTCATCGACCGGAAAATCCAGCCGTTGCCGCTGCTGAAAACGTGACCAATCCAAAGTGACGGATCGCCCGCCTTGGTCACGCGATACTTGGTGATGTTCTGTATTTTCATTGTGTGTTCTGTGTTCGGTTCGCTTTTGGCGTCCCATGCCGCCCCCGGCTTGCGGGGGCGGGAGGGAGGTCAGGCAACGCACTCCAGCCGGATAGGCGCGGGCTTGGTAGGTTGCTTGCTGCCTTCCCACTTGTTGTAGTGCTCGTCGGTTGCAGCGTCGATTAGCGGACAGACGTTGTAGTCGCTGACCAACTCGCCGGGACTGTTGCCAAAAACAAGGTAGATGACTTTGTTTTTATTTTCGGGCGCGCGGACTGTAAGCCACGCCTCGTCGCACGCGGTGCAAGATTCAAGGAATAGCTCGATGTCGCGCTGGTCAAAGTCCATGCGATATTCGCCGTTATCGACGCTGCAGATTTGCAGGCCGTGTTTTTGCAGCGACTCCAAGAGGCTGCGGGTTTCTGGTGTCCAGTCGTTGATGTATTTGCTCATGGTTCTGTGTTTGGTTGGTTGTTGGATTAGTAGCCGCCAGTAAATTCCAGCGTGAAGGTTCCGCTGTGTGCGTCCTCGACTACGTTGAAGACGGCTGTGCTTTTGGGGATGAGGGCGGCGATAAACTCGGCCAACGCCTCGGCGGTTTTGAATGTGATGATTCCTTGGATGTTCATTGTTTGTTCTTCGGTTAGTAGGTGAAGCCGATGAAAACGTAGCGATCGGCCTTGACGAGTTTGCCGTTGGAAATGTCGGAGCAATCCTCGGCCCAATAAGCGCGAGCGGAATAGTCATACGCTCCGAGCTTCCAGACTTTTGCGGTGCGCTTGTCGCTGAGTTTGAAGTATTCGCCGCGCGGAAGTTCGCGGATCGTTTTCACATCCGTCTCTCCGGTTGCGTAGTAGTTGTCCACGGCGGGAACCCCGTGGCCGTTTGTGTTCTGTGTTCTCATTACCCCCCCAAGATAAAGCCAACCGCTTGCCTTTGTAAAGAAAAAGATTCGCCTTTTTTAATCTTTTTTTTCACCCCCCTAAACCCCTGCAGATGCCCGCTTTACGGGGTCGCCTTCTCTTTGGGGCGCTCGGCGGCGGGGGTAAGAACCTTGGCGAGTAGGGCGGCGACTACCTGCATTTTCTCGCAGTCGCGCAAGTGGTTCGGCTTCCCCTTCACGACGATCCATTTCGTCGTGACCTTCCCCGTCACGGCGTTGCGGAGTTTCTTCCGCACTGTGCTGGCGAGGTGTTCGTGCCAATCGAGCGGGAAGTCTTTCGGAAATTCCCAGCGCACCGGATCGGTGCGACGAAGCGCGTCTAAAATATCTTCGCACGTTGGCGCGGAAAATTTGATCAGCGGACACGTTCGACGCGCGAGCGTCCCGGCATCCCATCTTCCGCCGCCCGCAGGATCGCCGCGCTCCGGGCGGGCGTAAGCGCGTTGCACTTTGCGCCCGTTGTCGTTCCACGTGAAACTCTCGTTGTCGCTACCGCGCAAGGCGACATAGCCGAAGCGGCAGCAGGCAAAATAAACTTCGCGTGAGGCAAAGGCGCTATCGACGAAGACGCAGGGAGGGCGGATTTCGTGTTCCTCGCGTAGCTTTTCCAAGTCATCCCACGTTTCGATGCGGCCCGCAAATCTTCCGCGCGAGCGTCCGTCCTTGCTCCAATCGCGGATGACGCACCAGAAATGTCGCCCGCCTTGGTCTTGAACGTCCACGGTCATTGCGGAGAACTCGGCCTCGTCCCAACGATCCCCGGAAAGGTAATCGCTGGCGGTGGTCTTGACCTCTTGTTCCTTGTCGGAGTCCTCGACCCACGGCTCGGCCAAGATGGAGTTCACGAAGTCTTGCAAGCCCATCAGCGATTGCTTGTCTTGCAGGAACTTGACCGCGAGCGCGCCAAAGGATCGGCGCACGGAATAGAGCGCTGGCAAGTGGTAGCTGCGATGCCCCGGCAGGCAGTTGGGATTGCTGGCGATCCATTGCCCCTCGCGCAGCATCTTGGTCTTCATCGAATCGACAATCTTGCCCGCGCACTTGGGACACTCGATGTGGGCGGTGGAGCGGACGCGCTGCAAATCCCATCGCCCCTCGGAATCTCTGGCGGCATTGTCCCATTTCATGAGCGGCCACGAAAGGGTCAATGGCTCGGAGCAATGCGGGCAGGGAACCCAATAGCGCCGTTGGTCGCCGTCCGTCCATGCCCGCCAGATCGCGCCCTCCTCGGTGGTGGGCGTGCTGGTCTGCACGACGAGGGCCATCGGGTAGGACGCCGTGCGCTGAATGGCAAGCTGCACGGCAGCGGCCTCTTGCTTGGTCTTGGTCTTATACTTATCGACCTCATCAAGACAGAGCAGCGATATACTGCGACCCGCCAAGTTGCCGGGGCTGTTGCTGCCGATGAACCACAAGTGCATCCGCTGAAAGGCTTGGTCGAGGTTCTTAAACTTGTCCTTGTTGCGCGGCATCTCCCGTCGCAACACCTCGTTGTCGTCAATCATGATTTGCCAGCGCGACTCACTGAAGCTCTGCGCGTTGGTCTGCGTGTCCAAGACCCACAGCGCCGGGGCGGGCGCGCGGACAAGGCGGTAGGCCATGCCGACTTGCAGGGCGGTGGACTTGGCGACTTGCGCCCCGCAAAGCAGGGCCATCGACCGGACGCCGCTGGCGGGGTGGAAGGCGTCGAGCCATTCCCCCATGTATGGGTAGCTGCGGACGCGGAACGGTCCCGGCGACGAGGTAAAGCGTGAGGAGAAAGTGAGATTCGCCTCGGCCCATTCGGTGACCGATTGGCGCGGATGCGGAACCCACTGCGAGCGCCACATGGCCTGCGCGGTTTCGGTGCTATCTGGTATCCAATCGCAGCGCATTGCCCGTGTTGCTTAACGTCGAAAAGACTTGCTCCAAATAGTCGGCTATCGCGCCTTGCGATAGGTCGGGGTCGGCAGGGTTGGCCGCTTGTGCCACGGCCCCCGGCATCGCCTCCAAGAGCGAGCGCACCTTGCCGACCTCCTCCGTGATGATGGACTGCACTTGGTCGCGGTGCATTAGGTTGCCCGCCTCTTGCTCTGATCGCACCAGATCGCGCTTGCGTGTCTCATGCGCCTCCTCGGTGTCCTTGACCATGCGGCTTGCTGCCGCGCGGTCTTGAATCGTGGTTGCGTTTTTGAAGTCTTCGATGGCGATGTTGCGTAGCTGGTCGGACACGACCAGATCGGGCGGCGGGTCGCCGGAAGGAATCAGTCCGACCGGGATGGCGGACTGGCTTTTCCTTCCGGTGCGGCGATGGCCGACATGGGTCGCCCGCCAATTCTTCGCGGCCTCGACGGAATCGGTCGGCATCCCTTTTTTTACAAGTTGGGCCACGGCTGGCTGGCTGATGCCGAGCGCCTTGGCAAGCTGGGTCTGGCTCATAAGTATAAGCGTGGATGTCAGCTTATGATTCGCACAGGAAACACAAGAGTCGTGCGATACCCCACGGTCTTGACCCAAAGAATTTGTTTGATTGCTGCCTCGGCATCAACCACTTACAGCATAACCAACTGAAGCGATGTGCCTCGCTCTACTCTGTCCAGCTTGCGTCGATTGTCTTTGCGCCACAGTGGTTGCAGATTTGTGTAGTGACACATCTGTAATCGCTGCAACGGATCGCGCACATCGAACCGCGATGCGGGGATGATGTGGTCAATCTCCCATGCCGTTCCGTGGTTTTCCCAAGACATTCCCGGTAGGAACTGCCGCTCAACGTGCTTGCGCGCCTGCCATCGGGTGCAGCCAAGCTCCGGTATGTATCGCTTACTGCGAGGCGTTGCTTGCTTCAATCGGTTGCTGTGCGCCCGTATGCGCGCCCGCTCGCGCCACTCTGGGTCTGTCGCCCGCTTGGTCGCTTGCCACAGATAGCCCTTGATCCGGTTGCGGTAGCGCCCAACCACATACCACCCATGCCAGCAATCCATGACCCCCGACCATTCCTCGCGCCATGCTGTCGATAGGGCCACCCTCATGCGATGCGCTTCTTGTTTGGCTTGGCGCTCCCGCATTACGGCGGGGCGCTTAACCTCGGCCACCCGCTTTGATGTGGCCGACATAATGCGCCTTGGGTCAAAGCCCGTCCTGCGGCGGCGATGCAGAACATACGACTTGGTAGTGCCTACCAGTTCCGCCGACTTACTCGACTTAATGGGAAGAAGGTCATGGCATTGCAGGCACGGCTCAATCGCGGCCCCACGCTCATAAAGCCCTTTGTGCCGCAGCACCATGTTGTAGCGGCAGGCGCATCGCTCGTTGCAGAACTTCTTCTCCCGGTTCCCCCGGCGGCTTACCTCAAATCCGGCCCCGCAATGCAGGCACGTTCCTTTGATCGGCGGCAATGGTTTCGGCCCCCGCTTGCGCGGGTAATACCACCAGAACTCAACCCCACTTGGTTGTTCAATATCGCGCCATTCACCGCGTTTGGGCGCGTTGACAGCGCCCGACAAGCAAGCATTTCCCATGCCCGCCCCGTGGTGTCAACGATGCCACGGGGCTTACATTTTAGACCGCCGCGACCCCTTGCTCTTGCTCCTTTGCCCTGCGCCTGCGCGCATCCTCCCTCGCCACCGCATCAAGCAACTGGAATGTCGCCATGCCCTTCAGTGCCTTCACGATCTTGCTGTATTGCCTCCCTCCCCGCCCGACATTCCTGCCGAGATACTTATGTCCGCTCTGCCTGTATGCCTCCCTCATTTCCCCGCCCTCCGGTATTCCCTCACATCCCGCTCCAATAACCACCGCAAGCACTCGCCCCCGTTGCCTACGTCCTCGACCTCGACGCACAGGTCAGAGCAAACCCCGTTGTCTTGGAGCGTGTTTATAACGAGGCGCGGGTCAAGTCCGTGAGCCTCAACAAGCGCTTTGAGCGTTTGGCTCATAAACCAAGCAAACGCCTCTCTTTCTCGGTTAACTTGGCAATAGCCGAGGCATAAGCCTCTTTGCGAATTTGCTGTTCAACCCACTTTTCTTGTTTGGTTTCCCACCAAAAAACAGCGGCATCCGTTTGGTCGCTCGCCAATACGCCTTTAGGCACGATTACGTCTGCACACGTTATGTTTGCAACCTGTTCGCATTTGCAAACAAGCTCATGTCGAAGCAAATCAATATCCTGCATGATTTCCGCAATTTTGATTGCGGTAATGTTTTCTTGCTTAGGCTTTTTCTTCATAAATTCACCACGCATACTCCGGTTGCATTGCCGCATCCTTCGGCCTCTCCAACGTCAGCGTCTCCCAAGCCCGCAGCGGCCCCCGATACCACCAAGCCGCCCGTCCCTCGCCCTTCTTGTGCCATTCGTCCTTGGTCGCCTCGTAGCCGTATATCCATCCCCGCACGGCAAATCCCCGCATCGGGTCAACCACGACCAGCACATACCGCCGCCCCGGATCGTCGTTGTCGCGCAGGATCAAGCTCCCGTTAAGGTGCGGGGTTGACCGCACTTCGATGTCCTCGCCAACGTCCGCTTGATTGTGAAACGTGTTAATCGCCGGGAGGAATGTGCGGGAGAATTTCCGACCGACAACCAACTCGGCAAGGATGCCGCCTACGTCACGTGACATGACCTCGACGAAATCGCTCTGGTAGGTCGTGGCGTTGTTCATCCCGCCAACCCGCGCCTCCAGATAGCGAAGCTCGGCAACCTTGACGGCCTCCATGAGCGTGGCGAGGCGGAAGGGGCGAAGGGTCATTTCTTTTTCCTCCGCAGTCGTTCGCGCGCTTTTTCATATTTGAACTCCAACTCCGCTGCTACTTGGCTACAAATGCGGAAATCGCGCAAAAGACTAGCCGCGTTACAGACCGCCTCGTCCCGCTCTCGTTCTAAACGCCGCGCAAAATCGGCAGGAACGGTCGCGCAACTATAAAAACCTATCGCGCCAACCGCCAATTTGTCGGTTTCCGGTGTTTCGCTCATGCCGCCACCCCCACCCCCGCTATGCGTTGCCGCATTTCGCTGATGCTTGCCTTGAGCGCCCGCACCTTTGCCATCGGTTCCGCTTTGAGACGGCGTTCGAAGCTGTCCTCGACCTGTTCCTTGTTCGATGGGTTAGCTTGGATGCGTTCGATTTCCTTGCTCGCTGCGTCAATGCGCTGTTGCGTGGCCCACACGCTCTCTGGCGCAGCTTTTCCGTTCCCGTTGGGTCTTCCTGCCCCGTTGCCCCTCCGGGCGCGAATCTGCGAGGCTCGCGCCATCATGTTCGCCTGCCACTTGACGATGGGATTGCCGCGATAGTCCGTCCACTGGCCGTAAGGGGTGATTGGTCGGGATTCGTTGTCGTGCCAAATCTCCGTTGCAATATCGGCTTCGACTCCGATCTTTGCCGCTTCCGCTAAAAACTCTGCAAGGGCGGGGGTCGATTCGACTTTTTGCAAGCTACCCTCTTCCTTTCCATTACATTCCTTTCCATTCCCTTCCTTTCCCTTCCGTTCAAGGTGTGCTTCAAGCACTCCTTCAAGATGTGCTTCGCCGCTTGCTTCAAGGTGTGCTTCATTTTTGCTTCGACGGCGGGCTTTTCCCGACCGCTTTCCGCCTAATCGGCCTGCCTCACGGCGGGACTGAACCTCGGCCTCCTTGTCGGACGGGTAGAACGTCACGACAAGGGCTTCACCCTCCCATTGCCACAGATCACACTCCTCGCGGACTTCGGCCAAGGTCACGCCAGCGGTTTGCTGCCACTGGCGGTCTTTCCATCCCGCGCAGCCTTCGATGGTTCCCCCGTTTTCCTGCTCGCAGCAGTAGCACAAGAGGTTAAGCCATGTGCCACGCTGCGTTGGCTCGCTCCCGATGTATTCCGGGGCGCGCAGGGTCGAGGTTTTGAGGTTGAGGTAGATCATAGCCAATACTCCGCGATGCGTTTACCGCTCGGCGTCTCCACCATGCGACTTTTCACATCGTGTCCGATGCGGCGAAGTTCCTGCACCCGTGCCGCCAGCCGCGAGCAACCGAAAAGGTGCTGCGCCTCAAAGTGCGTGATCGGGTGATATGGGTTTTCCTTGAGGTGCCGCAGGATCGCGTCCCGCTGGCTCGGTTTGCTATGCATCTCCTCGGCTTGATCGGCCTCGTCCACGTTGGTGCAGTAGTTGCCCCACAGTTCGGGTTGCCATGTCATTGCTTGCGCCCTCCTATTTCCCGCAGCTTCGCGGTTGCGCTCTGCAATTCGCGGCTGGTCGATTCCAACTCCCAAGCCAACCGCTCGCAGTGCTCCTTGAGCCAATTCATGTGCGAGGCAATCGGCGCGTCATCCTCCGGGGCGAGGCCGTCACAGGCTCGACGTTCGGCGGCGGTCATACGGCCACCCCCCACTTTTCCGGTGCGGATTTGAAGTCGCTCCATTCCGGTTTGTCTTCGCCCCATTCACGATCTACCCACGCCCGCCAAAGCGGGTGTGAGAAGCCCGGATAATCGGGGTGGAAGATAATCGGGCAGGGCGGCGAGACGTTGCGCGCCTTCGGCAACCACGCCCCGCCTTCCCCGCCGCACACTTCGCACGTGTTCGTCGGGATGTAGCCGCGATAGGCCATGCTCGGCGTCTCGCCGTTCAAATGACCGCGCTCGGTCGGCTCGTTGTCCCGGCTCATGTCGATTCCGGCCCCGCCGCAATAGTCGCACGGGAACCATGTGTCGCAGTCTTGCCGTTTCCGGCCTACGATTCGGATGAAGCCCATAGGTCAAAACGGATCGTCGCCCTCCGGTTCGTTGTTGCGGGTGGTGGCGTTGCCGCTGGCCCCTTGCCCGATGTAGCGCCAGTTGCCGATGATCGGCCCGCGCTCGCCCGCATCGCGCTTTTCCTTCGTCACGCCCTGCACGACGAAGCCGTCATCCCCGTAGTCGCTCGCCCCGTCCTTGTTCGGGATGAGGATAGCGTCGAGGTAGGTTCCTTTTTTCCCGGCGTAGAGATCGTCTTTGCTGATTTTCTTTACGTCGATTTTGACTGCGATTTTGCTCATGTTCTGTGTTCTGTGTTCGTGTTGTGGTTGTGCCGACTAAAACGGAATCTCGTCATCGTCGGCGGGATTGATTGCCGCCACCGCAGCCTTGCCGTTGCTGCGAGGGGTCGTAGCCTCGTCCGTCATGCGGGGCGCTGGTCTTGCGGGCGCTCGGTATGTGGTGGGCTTGCTTGCCGCGTTGCCGTCATCGTCCTCGGCAGCGATGCCGCAAGTCGCCATAAGCGAGTAACGGCGCGCGTAGGTCAGCGCGCTCCCGTAGCCCTGCGGGTCATTCTTGCTGGCCGGAACGTGGAGCAATCCGCCGCTCAACGTCTCGCCGCTGGTGTGAATGAGGATCGTTTCAATCGTCACGCCGCTCTCGCAGATGTGCGTCCGCTGGACAAGCGCGATGCCGTGTTTGTGAAGCGCGTCGATGACCGCCTCGACGCAGGCGTCCAATCCCGCGTATTTGCTTTTGAAATGCGGGTTGGTGTTGGTCTTTAAGGCGGGGCCGAAATCGGCCTGCGCCTTGACAAATGCGGCGGCGATGGATTTACCTACGCCTCGCACTTCATTGGATGCTTGTTCTGTGTTCATGTGTGCAAATCGCGCCGGGGGGTTGCCGCCTCCCGGCGTCTTTGTGTGGGTTAAGTCCCGCCTGCCCTTGCCTCCTTTAGCTCGGTTTCAAGACGGGAAATCTTTTGGCGCAGGCCGAGGTAATGACCCATCGACAAGTAAGCCATCCACGGTTGCCCGTTGCGCTTCCATGCGATGACAGGTTCCTTTAGCCCTGCGTCCTTGGACGCTTGATCGTAATACGACCGGAGAAATACCTCGCACCGCTTCACTTCAAAATGCGTGTCGGCCAATTCCTCGCAAACCACATCGGGCGCGGTCAATCCGCCACGGCAAGCCGTCTGCACGCCACGGCGGGCGGACGCAAATCCATGCTCGCGCAGTAGCTCGGCAAATTCGCGCTCTCCACGCTTGCCCTTCTCGCGGCTCATGCGGCTCATTTCTTCCGCCTCCCCTTGCGAAGCACTTCCGCCGCCGCTTTGTAAAAATCGCGCTCGGCTTCGACTTGGGCCAGCTTGGTCAACAGCATGACGATGCTCTCGGCCATGCTGTCCTCGGCGGAAGGAACGGGGCCAATCGTCACGTTCCCCACAACGATGTGATCAGCCCCGCTCATAGTTCTATCGCCTCCAGTTCCGCGCGGCGCAGCTTCGCCAGTTGAATTTCGGCATCGGCTTCGTCGGCCCACGACTGAAGTTGCTTCCGCATGTCCAAGTTGTCCTTGGACAAAGCCACAGCCGCCCTGTGCAGTTCTTCGATCTCCCTGTCCTTGGCCTCGCCCTCCATTTGCCTGCGATGAAGTTCTTCGCGCAGCGCGCAAACCTCGGCGCGCAACTGGTGGATGAAATCCTCGGCTTCCATTTCGTGACTCATGGATTCCTCCCGCAGTTATGTTTAACGGTTTGCGCCCAACACTCGCGCATGGGCTTGCCCCACCCCACCAAGTCGGCCCAATACTGCCCTTGCCGATCATCCAGAAAGAACTGGCGCAACTGCTGGTGGTCATTCGGCCCGCGCATGTGTGCGATGCCGACGAACTGACGTTGAAGCGAGCCGTCCTTGTTCAGCCGAATAGATTTCGGCCAAGGCATGCAGCGCCCGGTCTGCGTGATGATGCCGAAACGGCAAAGCGTGGCGAGGTCTTCCATGCTTTGCTGCAACAAGCGCCAGCCGAGTTCGACCCAGCCGTCATTTTGCTGCGGTGTTAAGGCCACGGGTTGAAGGGAGTGGGGCTTCATCGAAGACTTTTGGCAATAAGCTCCACGAACAGCACCAAGCCGATGGCGATTCCGGTCAACAGAAGCATGGCGGCAATCGCGCTTTCCGGGGGGTCGTGTCTCACTTGGCGAGTCTCCTGCGAAGGTTCGCCAAGGCTTTGCGGACACGACTCTCAAGCGACGGCTTGCGGCCATCGCACAGGCGGTCCATAAGTCGCCCCAGCGCCAGCGGCTGAATGCACGGCAGCGCGCCGAGGTTGTCGTTGTGACGAAAGCGGGGGTCGATGCTCATGCCGCCTCCTTCAATTTGCTGTTGAGGTAACGCTTGCGACCGACTTTGCGCGGGTCAACCTTGCGATAGCGCAGGCGCGGGGGCTTTTCGTTAAGACTGTCGAGCAGTCCCTTGATGCGCCGATCCGCGAAATCGCGCTCGGCGCTGATTGCCGTGGTCGCGCCGACTTGGTAGCCGCCGATCCACGCCATTGCGACAACGCCCATTGCCGCGAGCGTTGCGATGATGATGGTGAGGTAGTCCATGTTGTTTTTGTTTGTTCTGTGTTTATTTGATGGAGAATCCAGCGGTGATGCTTGTGACACCGCCAGCCGCCACACATGAGCCAGCCCAAGTCACAGACATTTGCGCCTGCGGCTTAATGAATGACTCGAAAATTTCCCAGTTGTCGCACTTGTCGCCAATAGACCAACGGAGGGTTGAAACTCCGCGCGCAAGCAGTTCCTCAAGCAACCAGAAAACAAAGCAGTCGTGTTCGTCCACATACATGGCAAGAACATCAAAATCCCCTCGCTCGTATTTCGTGTAGCGCGCGCCGTAGTCCTTGGGATTGGCCGCGCAAGAAGGCTTGCCGCTGCCTATGATAATCTTCCACTTTCCATCCCGGTGCTGATACACGCCCTTCTTGATCTGCACGGACAGCGGGCGATTGGGCGGGCGGAAAATAATTACATCTGCGGGGGTTGAATGTCCGTGCGGCGTAAAAACGTGCCATCCGTTGCGCTTGGCTCGTGGCAGAAATTCCAGTTCTGAAATGTCACCCGTATCGCATGACTCGGAGCCATCGGCCTCGCGGCGAGGCGTGTCGTATTCAGCAAGATCGAAAAGGGCGTCCATGTCTTTTATCGGTTAGCCGTTGCAACACGCTTGTCCCGCCACCACGCCTCGAAACTCGGTTTGACGATCTCCCATCCGCCCCGCTTGCCGCGCGGCATCATCGCCAAGAAAGCGCCCTGCCGCGCGAACTGGCGAATCATGTAAAGCGAATACCCCGTCATCGCGGCGGCATCAGCGGGGCGGATGATGTGATCGTTGTTTGTCATACACGCTGACGTTGCATCAAACATTCGATGCCCTCGCGCAGAACGCGGGAGACGTTGTTATGTCCCTGCGTCTTGGCGCGCTTGAGTGCCCAGACGTAGAGGGATTGCGGGATGGAGATGGATTTTTTGATCGTGGGTGTGTTGTGTGTTTTCACGCCCAAGATTTTCGCACGGAGGCCACGGACATCCGCTGTCCCTGCCCCTTGCTTTTTTGGTGCTACCGTTGGCATGGGTAGGTGAATACCCTACTGGTCATACTGGTAGCAAGGATTATTTTTAGGGTAGGGCGAAATTTTTTACACCGCCCGCCG